GCCATCGCGTGGAGCTTGTCCGCCGCCTGCTCGAGAAGTTCCTTCACGTGCGCGAGGATCAGCACGCGACCGTCCCACTGCTGGACAGCATCGCGGCAGATCGTGGCCATCACCGGCGTCTTGCCCCCGGCCGTGGGGATGACCACACAAGGGTTGTCATCCCGCTTACGCAGGTGGTTATAGACGGCGGCGACCGCCTCGGCCTGGTAGGGTCGAAGCTGCATCACCATGTCACCACCGCCGTCAGTGTTGCCGCCGCCAACCAGTAGATGATCCTGCGCCAGTCGCCGGCGGGCACGTAGGCCGCTGCGGCGCAGACGTCAAGGATGATCAGCAGCGTGGGAAAGAGCTTCTGCATATTTAGTTCAGTTCCGGATTGAAGGGGTGCATTTCGCTCCCGCAGACCGGACAACGCCGCAGGGGCAGATCCACGACATCCACCAGCAGCCGGCCTTCGGGCACCACCTCGCGCCGGCGCGTGATCAGTAGGTCGATCTGGCTGTCGTCCTCGTAGACGCCCGCGTGCTGCAGCGCGTCGAGCACGGGTTTTTGCAGGTTGTCCAGGTCACGCCGTCGCCGATCGGGCGGGAAGGCGTCCATCGCCAGCGCGATGCGGCCGCCAGAGGGCGGCTTGCGGGGGCCGTTGCCGCCGCCCCGGGCCAGGAGGGCGCAGACGCTGGCGCGGAACGTCCGGCCCTCCCGGCTGATCAAGGTGCGCGGCCCGACCCGACGCCAGTAATGGTTCACGCTGGGTGGGTACGGAAGAGTCATCACCACGGCGGCCTCCTTATCGCTTCCACGGCGGGGTGTTGCTGGTCACCGGGGCCTGCTGCGGCTGGCCGGTGCTGGCGGTCTTGGCTTCGTACCCCTTGATCTCGTTGGTTAGCTCGCCGGTGTCCTCGCGCTTCTTGAGCTTGACGGTGATCAGCAGCGGGATGTTGTGTAGCTCGACGCTGTCGCGTGGCTGCATCACGCCCACCGCGTGGCAGATGGCCGAGAGTTCCGATCTGGCGATCTTCACCGCCGTGGCGTTGGGGTTGTTGAGGTTCAGCCGCGCCCAGAGGACGCGGTTCTTGAACTCGCCCTCGAGGATCGTGAACGCCAACTGCAGGTAACTCCCGCTACCGTTCTTCGTGGGCTTCATCTCGCTCTCGGTGATGGCGGCGAGGTACTTGCCCGCCGGCAGCGGCTCGAAGTTGCTCGTCGGTTCGACTTCGTGGGCGTTGAATCCGTTCAGGTTTGCCATGTTCAGTGCTCCTTGCGGTTGGTATTCTGCTCAGCGCCGACCAGACGCAGGTGCGGCTGGGCGACGGGTTGCGGTTGCTCGGTGAGGGCCTGCATCAGCGCGGGCCATGAGAGGGGAAGTTCGGCCGGCAGGCCGTAGCGGTTCTTGGCCACGCACGCGGGGCTGCCGACGGTGCGGAGGATGCGTTCGCCCCCATCCTTGCCCAGGCCGGCGGCGATGGTCCGCTCGCGGCCAAAGCCGCCGTCCTCGGTCTTGGTGATGATCTTCCGCGTGGCAAACAGCACTGCATCGGACCACTCGGTCAGCAGCGCTGTCACATGCTTGTGCAGGCGCGGGGAATAGCGGTCGTAGGCGGCGTGCTCCGGGTCCTCGAACTTCTCGACCTTCGCGTGGGCCAGGAGGATCACGCACATGCCGCGCTGGTTGCGAAGCGTGCTGAGGTCCGCCAACAAACGACGCCAGTGGGTCAGGGCGTGGATGTAGCCGCGGGCATAGCCGCCATCGACCTTCTCGATGCTGCTTGCGCCATACTGCTCACAGAGCGCATCCCACACCAGGCGCTCCAGCCAGTCGGCCGAGTCGATGACGACCGTCTCGAAGTCGTGCTGCTCAGTGATCAGCGCCCGGAGCGCCGCTTCCACATCGGTAAGACTCTTGGCCAGCGGGAAGCTGCAGCAGTCGATCTGGTCCAGGCCGTCTTCGGTAGGAATGAAGATCGGATTGGGTGCCTGGGCAGCGGTGGTCGACTTGCCGATGCCCTCGGTTCCGTAGATCAGCAGGCGCGGCGGAGAGTGCCTGCGCCCACGATGAATCTGCTCGATCATGGTCATGCGTGTTTCTCCGTGGCTTAGTTGAGGTACTGGGTCGGAAGCCAAGTCATGGCCCGGCGGCCAGAGACGGTGCAGGCGCGGGACGGGCCGTTGCGGACCAGCTTGTCGGCCCGCAGTTCCGGCAGACGCTTATGGGCTTTGATACCGATTCGGGCCTCGATCTCGCGGGCGGTCAGGCCCGGCTGGCGTTTCACAACCGCCAGGCACAGATCGCGGTGGCGCTTGGCGCAGCCGCAAGTCTGCACATGCTGCCCGGCCAGCGCCGAGGTCGGCGGATCGCACTTGCGATAGTTGCGGATCATTTCATCGCTCCTGATTGAGGGTTCGTGGGTCACACATCTCGTCACGCTGGCCAGCGTGTGAAAGCCAATGGCAGGTGCGGGAGTCGAACCCGCGTCCCGGGGCTTATGAGGCCTCGGGCAAACCCGGTCCTGCCAGAAGCGCCCGAGGGGTGGCCGCCGCGTGATGGGACTCGCCACAAGCCGCTCGGGCGCGAAGACATGCTCATGCCACGTCCAGCACGCGAATCTCCTCGTAGCCCGTGGGCCACTGATCCTCCTGGCGGCAGACCAGCAACCGGCGGATCGCGGCCTCGTTCTCGCGTTGCGCGATGGCCAGCGTGTCATCGCTGACCCGCCATACCCCGCAGCGGAACGGTTCCTTCTTCTCGACGGCAATCAGGTGGACCGGGACCATCTGGCCGCCGATCACCTGGGCCAGGACGGCCCGGTAGAACGCCATCTGCCGGTGATAGCCGTAACGCCGGGCGTCGGCCTCGAACCACGTGAGGTCATCACAGGTCTTGAAGTCGACGATGCCGCGGTGCGGATGCACCCAGTCGACGCGAATCTGACACGGTGTGCCGCAGTACTCGGCCCGCACCACGCCCTCGGAGCGGCCATAGAGCAGCAGGTCCACAGCCTGGTTGTTCATGGCTACGCCGGTGGCCATCTGCTCCACGAGCTCGACTTGTTCGTGAGAAAGCACCGGCTTGCCTTGAGCTTCGGCCCACTCGGCAAACGCCTTCGTACCAGCGCCGAACGGCTTGCCGGTCTTGGGATTGACTGGCCCGCCCAGGGCGAACGCCGCTTCGTAGACCTCGCGCCCTTCGAGAATGCGGACATGGGCAGCCCGGCCGATCAGGTAGCTGGCCGAGTCCGCCTCCTCGACCAGCCCGATGCTCTTCTTGCGATGCAGCCAAGGGCACTTGATGAAATCCAGCAGTTGATGGCTGGTCAGGAAGCGGTCCGCCTTGGCGTGGTATTCCTGGGCGGGTTCGACTTCGAGGATGCTCAGGTCGATGTTCACGTCCATGTGTTCACTCACGTTGGTGTCTCCTGGGTTCTCCGGACCAGCTCGCCCCTGGCCGCCTTCTGTTACTTACCCGGCGCAGGGGCGAACTGGCGGAGAACGCGATTACCGCAGGTAGTCGTCCATGTCCTTGGCCGTGAAGACCTCACGCAGTTGCGTCAGGTATTTCTCGCGGAAGGTGCGGCGCGGGATGCCCAGTTCGCGGGCGACCTGGGAGACGGACTTGGTCTGCAACATCTCGGCGACCTGCCGCAATTCGGGCGTCAGGCCATCGAGCACCGATTCCATGTCAAGCTGGAGATGGGCACGCTCCTCGGCGGGGCGCGCATATTTGCCCGTGCGAACGTCCTGATCGTCCTGGCTGATGGTGGTCAGACGCTGCACCGGCTCGACTTCGCCGGCATCGATCTCCTCGTTGAGCGAGCAGACCTCGCGTCGATGGTCACGCCTCTCCGCCTGGCGGTCGCGGAGCAGCTTGGAAATTTTCCGCTCGACCAGGCGGGCGACGAACGTGTTGTAGGTCGCCTTGGTTGGATCGAACTGGGACAAGCGTTCCAGCAGGTCCACGATCAGGTCCTGCTTGATGTCATCCACATCGTCCTGCGTGTAGCCCGCCTTGCCGACGAGTTGCCGCGCCTTGTGATGGACGAGTTCGAGTGCGTAATCGGTTAGTTCACAACGCTTCTGATTGGTGTCCACTTTGGACCTCCCGTTGGCCGGGAGGCGTCGCGTGGATGCCGACAGAGGCAGCGACCACTGGCAATGGAGGCGTTGCAGGATTGCCGCTTCTGCGGCACCCACAACGCCTCCACTTCGTGGCCGGTTAGTTGTCAGGTACTTGGATTCGATTCAGTCACACGTGATGCTGGGGAGCCCACCCCCGTCGTCTCAGGCGCACACTTCCTCCACGGTCATCCGGAACGGCAGACCGCGCTGAATCTCGATGCAGGGGATCTCGCCGTGGCCCAGCGCCTCCAGCTGGGCGAACAGC